TCTAGAAATATTTGGTCATGCAGACCAATTACACGATGGTTTAATCAACCATTTAAACGAATTTTTAATGGATATTGAAGACGAAGGTGAACACGAAATTGAAATTGTTAGCCGAGAAGTAAATAAAGCCATACCATCAACCCTTTTCTTTTTATCAAAAACAGGGGCTAGACCCACTAATATTAGATTTGTCAAAACCTATGAAAAAAAATGGGATGATTTGGATGTTTTAATTACGGCAAATCCTAAAGCTCTAGAATGTAAACCATCTGATAAAATAAGTGTAAAGGTAAAAACAAATTACAACACAGATGTTAAAGCTGATTATGAAATAGATTCAATACTTGACTTCATAAAAGATGAAGAACTTAGAAAAAATATATTGAAAAAAACAATAACAACAACTTACGAAGAAATCCAATAATATGATAGAATTCGGTGGAACTGTTTATTATATTGATTTGGGGGTTTTAGACAAAATTCTAACCCCAACTGGTGTCAAGCCAAATGATATAATAAAAACAAATGAAAAGAAAATAATTAAAGATGGTGAGGGTAGTATTATAAGTATTGAAGAATACGAAACATCCGCATTAAGAGGTAAAGAAATTGATGCTGCAAAATTTGAAGTAATTAGAACAATGTTTGAAATTATCTTGGATTACGAAGATGAATCAGATACTTCTTTAGGTGCTGAAAGAGCTTTAGATAAAACACCGTTTTCATATAAATTAGCCTTCAACACCTTATACAATTACGGAATAATAAAAGAAAAAGAATAACAAAACCAAAAAAAACAAAAAATGGCAGAAAATTTAAAACAATTCGAAGACCAAATCAACCAAGCCAAAGGGGTTATAAAAAAATTAGAAGATAAAGATTTTAGTTTATACTTTTTTACCTTGGACACCAAAGGCAACCCAACAGCTGGTATTGCTAACATTTACGAACACGTAAAATTGTTAAATGAATTAGGATATAAAGCAAGTATTCTTCATGAAAAAAATGATTACAAATTAAAAGGGGATGCAAATGGACAAGGTATTTCAGATTGGTTAGGTGAAGAATATGCTTCATTACCTCACGCATCAATTGAAGGTCAACAATTGAACATTAGCCCAGCTGATTTCATTGTCATCCCAGAAATCTTTTCTAACATAATGGACCAAGTTAAAAATTTCCCATGTAAAAAAATCGTGTTTTCACAAAGTTATGATTATTTATTGGAACTTTTACCTATCGGCAAGAGATGGAATACTGATTATGGTTTTTTTGACGTTATCACAACAAGTTTAAAACAAGCTAGATATGTTAATAATCTATTCCCATCAATTAGAACACATGTTATTCCAGTATCTATCCCTAGTTATTTTACCAATAGCGATAAACCTAAAATTCCAGTAGTTACTATGGTTACAAGAAATCAAGGTGATGCCGCTAAGATTGCTAAGTCTTTTTATTTGCAATTTCCAGTATACAAGTGGATTACGTTCAAAGAGTTAAGAGGATTACCTAGAAAACAATTTGCTGCTGAATTAGCTAAATCGTGTTTGGCTGTTTGGGTTGATGAACAATCTGGATTTGGTACTTTCCCATTAGAAGCTATTGAATGTGGTACACCCGTTATCGGTAAGATGCCAAATCTTATCCCAGAATGGATGGAAAACAAAGATGTTGAAGGAAACTATTCAATAAAAAACAATGGTGTGTGGACCAACACAACAATCAATATCCCAGAACTTATCGCAACATATATCAAAGTTTGGTTAGAGGATTCAGTTCCTAGTGATATGATTGATAGCATTAATGAAAGCAAAGGTCAATACACTAGCGAAAAACAAAAAGAAACCTTATCAACTGTTTATGATAATTTGTTACAATCAAGAATAAGTGAATTTAATAACATGATTTCTAACTTAGAAGCACAAGCTAAAGAAGCTTCAGAAAAAACTAACGCCTAATTAAACAAAAATACAATGGAAAATAAAACAAAAACTGACATTAGCGTAATACTACCAGTGCACGAATTGAACGATGAAACTAAAACGCTTTTTAATAACGCAGTAGAAAGCGTTAAGCTACAAATAGTAAGACCAGACGAATTGGTTATTGTGGTACCTAAAGATAGCGAAGTAGCCACTTATGTCAAATCACTAGATTTTGGTGATTTTACTTCAAACATAACAATTGCTGAAAACGATGGCGAAACTGACTTTCCTAGTCAAGTTGATTTTGGTGTGAAAACTTCTAAATCGGATTGGTTTAGCATCTTAGAATTTGATGATGAATATGCAAACATTTGGTTTAAAAATGTTATTAAATACAGAGCGGCTCATACCGATGTTGAAATCTTTATGCCTATCGTTGTAGATGTTGATGCTACAGGTCAATTTATTGGTCTTACCAATGAAGCCGTTTGGGCTCAAAGTTTTTCAGATGAATTAGGTATTTTGGATAACAACGCTTTATTGGCTTACCAAAACTTTAATATTGATGGTATGGTAATGAAAAAATCAGTGTATGAAACATTCGGAGGGTTTAAATCAAGTATCAAATTAACTTTTATTTATGAGTTTTTATTACGTATGACTTTTAAAGCTGTTAAAACAATGGTTATTCCAAGATTTGGATATAAACATGTTAACCAAAGACCAAATTCATTGTTTTCTTCTTATAACCAAACACTTAACCCTACAGAAGCTAGATGGTGGTTAGCACAGGCTAAAAAAGAATACTACTTTGCTAAAGATAGAAAAATAACGTATATTGAACAAACAGCTTAAATGATTAAACGAGGACGCAAAAGAACTAACGAAATGTATTTTGGTCCAGACGAAGAAGAAGCCGTTGTTAAATTTTTAGAGTCAACAGACGAAATAGAAAGGAATCAAATTTTTAACGAGTGGTTAAAAGCACCACTTGATAAAATGATTGAATCGATTATTAGAAGGTATAAATTATATAGAAAGGGCGAAACGTTTGATGGACTTCATAGTGACACCGTATCTTTCTTAATGACAAAAGTACATAAGTTTGAGATAGGACGAGGAAAAAAAGCTTATTCTTATTTTGGTACCATAAGTAAAAACTATATTTTAGGGTTACTTATTAAAGATGAGAAATACATGAGGCAAACATCTTCTTATGAGGATGTTTCAGAAGATTTAGAAGAAAGAAGTGATTTAACTTATATAATGGATGAGGATTCTTTTTCAATGGATAGTTTCATTAAAAAAGTTACTGATGGTATCAAAGAAGAATTAAACGATGAAAACCAACTACCGAAAAAAAAATTAAGTGATAATGAGAAGAAAGTAGGGTACGCCTTAATAGAAATTCTTGAAAACTGGGAGACAGCCTTTGAATCAATGAATGGTGGTTCCAAGTATAATAAAAATTCCGTGTTAGAAACCATGAGAAACTATACCAATTTGTCAACCAAAGATATTCGATTGGCTATGAAACGATACAAGGGACTTTATGACCTATTAAAAAATCATGGTTTATAGAAAACCGCAATAAAACTAGTTTTCAAGGTATTTATAGTAAAACAAATTTATGCCAAGAAAGAAAAAACAAGACGTAAAAGTAAACGATACAGAGTCATTAGAGGGTCTTATGCAAGAAACCTATAACGATGCTTGTTTACAAATTAATGATGCTCAAAAGACCATAAATGAATTATCTGCAAGTGCCACCCCAACCGATGTGGATGACTTAACAAAGATTGTCAAAGAAAAAGCTGGTCTTTTGAAAGTTAAGGATTCTGCTATTAGGGTTAAATTAGAATTGGCCAAACTACAAAGTGATATCATTAAAAGTCGTGGTGATGTTGATACAGCTATTTCTAATAGGAGTAACGGAACAGCATCACTTAGTGATTTTAAATCAATTAGAGAAATGCTTAGAAAGGATAAAACTGATAACGAAACCAACACCGATTAATCATGGCTATAATTGATAAGAAAAAAAAGGTATTTGGAAAAATAGCGGCTGCTAAAACTTTAACACAAGGGTTACCAAAATTAAAGCTTAGCTCATCATTACCATCAATTAATAATGGTGGTGATTCTATCACTTTTCTTACCGACCTTATTAAATCTTTAGTTGGTTATCAAGCCTTGGTTAGTGCCGTTGTTGATACGTTGACTAAATCAATACCAAAAATTGAACGTCAAATAAAAAAAGTCTTAAAAGTAGAGCTTAAAACAATCGTAAGTTGTGGTGTTGACCCACACTTACCAACATGGATACAATCTACTGGTAGCGGTATAGTAATTGAAGTTCATAAGATTGATTTTATGGATGTTTTAAGAACAGACCCAAATTCTGTTGGTGGTAAATTACTTTATAATGATGTTACAACCCCACTAACAAACAGCTCAGATTTTAACACTTTCTTATACGGCGTGATTCAAGATGATGGTAGCACATATACATGGCGTAACATATTTGATATCACATTTAATTCTTTGGGTACTGGTGGCAACCCAAATAATACACTTACAATCAAGGCACACTCAACTTACAACAGTAAAACCCTTACTGACCTTAACAATGATTTTATAGATAGTTTAACATTATTAAACACCGAAAATATTGTTAACAAAATAATGGATATTATTTACGGTTCTGTTTCTTCAATAATTGGTAAATCTTTAAAACAATTGGAGAGTGAAGCCAAGATAAATAACATTGTTGATAAAATGGTTAATAACGTAAATAAAAACCCTATTGGTGATTCTGCGTTTTCATTTACCAAAGAAGAAACTTATGCAAATCAAATAGAAGCTTTGAATAGAAAAAAAGGTTCTATTACGGTTGACGTTGCTAATAAAGTTCCATCAAGTGTGCCAATTGATAGCCTAACCAATTTTAATACTGATATGTCGTTTGCAACTACATTGCTAGAAAAGAAAGATGCCTTAACCAGTAACTTGAATAAAATGGCTAATTTAAGTGCTTTAAATATACCTAGCAAAATTGATATACCCACTGTAAAATTGGGTTTTATACAACAGATTATTAGCAGTATGATAAAATCTATTGTAAATATTTTTTTATCACCAAAGATTATTTTTTCTTTTGTTATAAACTATAAAATAGTTTATGGTCCAACATCTACATTTACTGATGCAATAGATTTTATCAAAAAAAATAAAAATCTAATGAATTCAATTATGAAAGCTATCGCTGAAGAATTGATTAAAATTTTATTGACAATAGCTTTAAAAGAAATATCTTCTTTGGTATCCGAAGCAATTGCAAAAAGACAAAAAGAAAAAGCCGTCAACAAATTGGCACAATTACAAAGTCTTGCTGGTATACCAATAGACACAATAAAGAAAATTTTAGAAAATTTAATATAATGTCAGATTCAAAACCAATCCCAATTTCTGGGTTTAATTTATCGTCAATAAATGGTGTTTTAAATATAATTTTAAGTGCCTTTTCAATACCACAAATACCAGTTGAACCATTGCCACCACCGTTGATTATGATTGGTGCTAAATTACGTCCTGGTATTTCAGCACAAAGCATCGCTGCTGAAATTATTAGCAAACAATCTCC